AGTTACCTTTATACTTTAATGGGTTATTCGGTTGATATCTTCCTTTATAAGACATCTAAATACTTAATAATATTAATATAAGGTATTTAGAGTGGCAGGGCTTATTTCAAGTTATAAGATGGCAGCCCTTACTAGAATGGATCTTAGTAAGGTTGCTTTGAATAATCAATATCAGGTAAATATCTCTGGTATAACTGCAGATTTGCAAAGATATTTAAGTCAAAATTATGATTTACCTAGAAATTATTCTACTGGTGCTGAAATTGGGATAATGTGTTCTGAAGCAACTTTACCAACAACTTCATTTGCTACTGCAGAAGTTAAGGATAATTTTCATGGTATAAATCAACAGTTTGCACATAATAGATTATATGTTGATAGTGATTTTAGTTTTTATGTGGATACGGAGTATAATACACTAAAATTCTTTGAAGGTTGGATGGATTATATTTCTGGTGATGATAATTATTTGGGTATTAATAAGAAGGATAATTTAAGTTATTATAGAAGATTTAATTATCCTATGAGACAGGATAGTAAGATCGGGTATAAATCTGGAGTATTATCAATCGTAAAATTTAATAAAGATTTGAATAGTGATGATGCTATAATGTATGAATTTGTTAATGCCTTCCCTAAAGGAATGATATCTATCCCTGTTCAGTATGGTGCAGCTGATCTGGTTAAGGTAACAGTTCAGTTTGCTTATGATCGATATGTTCTTGGTTAAAACCCTACTATATAAATATATGACTTGTTATTAGGATATTATGCCTTTACCAAAAATTAATACACCGACATATGAGTTGGTTTTACCTTCTAGTGGAAAAAAGATTAAATATAGACCTTTCTTAGTTAAAGAAGAAAAGATTTTAATCATGGCTTTAGAATCAGAAGATTCTAAACAAATTACAAATGCAATTAAGGATGTTCTTACTGATTGTATTTTAAGTAGAGGTATAAAGATTGAAAAATTGGCAACATTTGATATTGAATATCTGTTTCTAAATGTTCGTGCTAAATCAGTTGGAGAAACAGTAGAAGTTAACATTACTTGTCCTGATGATAATGAAACACAGGTTCAGGTTGAAATAGATATTGATTCGATTAAAGTTCAGAAATCTGATACTCATTCTGATATTATTCAATTGGATAATGATTTATCATTACAAATGAATTATCCATCTTTGAATCAATTTATTGAAACTAATTTTGAAGTGGGTGGAGAGAAGAGTGAGGTCGAACAATCTCTTAATGTTATTATGTCTTGTATTAAGCAAGTATATAGTAGTGAGGAAGCATGGGATGCAAGTGATTGTAGTAAAAAGGAATTGAAAGATTTTGTTGAGCAAATGAATTCTAAACAATTCAAACAAGTTGAAGACTTTTTTAATACTATGCCTAAGTTATCTCATACTCTTAAAGTCACCAATCCTAACACTAAAGTAAAAAGTGACGTGACGATAGAGGGTCTAGCATCTTTTTTCAGTTAGCTCTAGCTCATGAGAGTCTAGAGAATTACTATCGGACAAATTTTGCTCTGATGCAACACCATAAATATAGCTTAACAGAACTTGAAAATATGATTCCGTGGGAAAGAGAAATATATGTTTCACTTCTCCAGCAATATATTGAAGAAGAAAACTTAAAGCAACAGCAAAAGAGTGGCACTTATTAACTTACAGACATCTCAAAGACCAAAATTAACAGTTACTAATATAAAGAGTCCTATTGGTAAACTTTCTAGTGGGATTGGGTCTTTTCGACCTATGCGGTCTTTGTCGTCTATATTTCGTAAGTCTACTCCCAATACCGCTATAGATCAAAGTCCTAATACTTCATTAGGAGAGAGTCTAATTGAAACTAATAGAATTCTTGTAGAAATTCAGAATCAGTTAGCATTAGACTTTGCGAATAGAATTTCAAAAGAAAGTGAAGAAATAAAGAAGATAAGAGTATCTTCTAAGAAAGCAAAGCAAGCAGAAGCTGAGCGTAGTGTAGAGGGTAAAAAAGTAGGATCTGTAATAGGTAAAACATTTGATAAAGTTGTTTCACCTATTAAAGGTATTTTTGGTAGATTATTAGGATTCTTTGGTTGGATAGGTGCAGGATTTTTAGCTAATAAAGGAATAGATTGGTTAAGTAAGAATACAGATAAAGTTGGGAAGTTTTTTAAGACTATAGTTAAAAACTGGCAATTAATAGCTGGTTTAGTAGTAGGAGGTATAATTCTCAAGACCGTAGCGGATTTGTATTTTTTATTCAGATCTATTCGTGGACTGGCATCAGCACTAGGTCTTGGTCGTGTTTTTGGTGGTAAGAGTGTTAAAGATAGAGTTGCAAGAGGAGAAGGTACTGGAGGTTTATCATCAAGAGTTAAAAAACCGTGGTGGGACACTCCGAAAGGTGGAACAGCTTTAAGTAACTTAAATGATTCTAATTCTAGATTTATAGCAGGAAAGGCAAATTTTGGTGATAAGATAAGATTATTAAGAAGGGGTAGAATAGGAGTTAGTGGATTTTTTAATCAGGGATTTGGTAAAGGTCAAGCAGGTAAACTTCCTTCTTGGTTGACAAAAGCTACTAAAACTGACTATTCTAAAATTTTCCCTCACTTAAAAGGAACATCATCGGGATCATCGGGAGCTGGAGCTCTTAGTAAATTAAAAATGCCTAAGTGGGCGGGTAAATTTAAGGGTGGTGGTAAATTACTTGGTGCTGTTGGATTGGGATTGGATGCTTATAGTAGAAAACAGGCAGGACAGAGTAATGTTCAGATTGGTGCTGGCGTTGGTGGTGGTCTTGCTGGTTCTGCATTAGTAACTACTTTAGCTGGTATGCTACTATTTCCAGAACCAACAACATCTGTAATAGGTGCTATTGGTCTTGGTATTTTGGGTATGGGTGGATATTTGGGTGGTAGTGCAATAGCTGATAAATTGACGGGTGCAAATAAAGTAAATGGAAATATAGATAGAGGAAAAGAACTTCGTAAGTTAGCAGGTGGTGGTACAGTAAATAAAATGAAAGATGGTAGCATTAAGGTACTGCCACCAACACTTGTTGGTAAAGATGCAACTCAAGGAGACGGATTGACTCCACCTCCTGTAAATGGTGCATCATTACCTTATGTAAGTGCTGTCGATCTTAGTAATGAGGAAGTTAGAAGAGTCTCTAATATGTTGGGGATATTTGTATAAGATATGGAAACTCAAGTACGAAAGTTAAAAATAAATGTAACCAATATTAAAAGTTATTTGGTTACTTCTAATAAGAAATTAAAAAAATTAGAGTATAGAAAATCTAATTTAATTGATAATGAAAGAAAGAAGATAGAAAGAAAGAATCTTGAAGAAAATGTTGAAAAGAAGGGAAAAATAAAAGTTCCAATTATTGGTAGTATATTTGGGAAAATTGGTGGTGTTGTTGCAAGTTTAAAGGATAGATTATTAGGTTTCTTTGGATACTTATTGTTAGGATTTCTAGCTAATAAACTTCCTGAAATTATTAAAACTATTACAAATATCTTTAATAAGATTAAATCTATTTGGACTGGAGTTGTTAAAACTTTCCGATTTATAACAAATGGGATGGCAGGATTGTATAATGCTGTTGGTGGTCTTTTTGGAGTCAATAATATAAACAACGATCTGAATAAAGCATCAAGAGATTTGCAACTTCTTAATAAGCAAATTGATTCTAGTAATGTTAATTTGGATATTGAACCAACTTCGCAAGATAAATCTGAATCTGAAAGTGTTCCTGATATTTCAAGAAATGCATCCGAATCTGGTACAGATGTATTAATTGTAGAGGATCAAGAATCAAATATTCCTAAGTTTCATGGGGGTGGAATTGTTAGGAAAACTGGTCTTGCTTCAGTAATAAAACAAGAACTTATACTACCAGTTGGTGGCAGAGACGAAATGATTGCAGATACTACTAATTTGTTTGGTATTCCTATTGATCCTTTAAATTATACTACCAATAATGCAGATGTATCTACAAAACCATCAAAAGAATCTATGGTTCCTAAGTTTTCTCTTCCTTCGATGAAGATGAATAAGAATATGTCTAAAAATGTGACTCGTAATAATGTATTAAATACATTAACGGATATGGATAATGAAACGGAAACTATTATTCTACCTATTCAAATGCCATCCAGATCTTCAGGAAGTCAATTTTCTGCTGGAAGATCTCCATCAATTGTAGAACCAAGAGTATACAGAGGATAAAATAAATGTTAAAACAAGGATCACCATCTGAATATAACCAATTTATAATAACTTCTGCTAATGGTAAAAAAGAATTGGATGTTATAAAAACCAATGCAATATCTATAGTTGGCATATATTTTTATGAAAATTTGTTATCTCCTTATATAACTGGAGTAGTTACTCTTGCATCTACTGGTTCGGTTGAGGGTGTTAGTGAAAATGAGGGTTTAGGTAATGCAAAACAACTACCAATTGAAGCTGGATCTTTGATTAGAATGCAAATAGAACCTGGAACTAATCTTGGTCCTGGATTAAATTTTTCATCAGAAGAAGATGTTCATAAAAAACTTATTGTTAATGAAGTTCAAGTATTAGATAGACAATCTACTAAAGAAGTGGTTCAAATTAGATTTACTTCAGTAGTTGGACCTAAAGATAAAACTGTAAAAATTGGTAAGAAACTTGAAGGTAAAATTTCATCTGTTGTAGAAGATGATATCTTGAAAGAGCAATTTAAAATGAAAGAAGATGATTATGAAGTAGATGAGACTATGAATAGTGTGAGTATGAATGGAATGAATAAGACACCTATTAACATGTTGGGTGTGCTTGCAAGACAATCTATTCCTGCTACTAATAAAGGTAAGGCAAATCCTGGATATTTTTTCTATCAAACAAAAAGTGGATTTAAATTTAAATCTATAAGTTCAATAGTGACTTCTAAACCTTTTATTAAAACATATCATTATAATGGTAAAACTCCAGACGTTGATTCTGATGAAAATCTATATAAGGTTGCTAATTTTGAAATACTAAGAGATCAAGATCTTATCAAACAGATTGAGTCTGGTGTTTATGCTAGTAAGAATTTCTTCTTTAATCCTGCTGAATATAAATTTACTGAAATAGATATTAGTGTAGAAGATGAAAAATTAATAAAGGATAAAGATTTTACTCCTTTAGGTAAAAAAGATGAGATTGTTACACCTGAAGTTGTTGAGCTTGATATAAAGGATGGTCAACTTTCACACAGAATTCAAACTGCTGTGATGAGTGTTAAACCATTATCAGATGATGGTATGGTAAATAAAGATGATCCAGAATCTATAGAGAATAATCCAGAATTTTGGTATGCTGCTGGATCCACTAGATACAATATATTATTCTCTCAAAAAATTGCAATTACTGTACCATGTAATACTGCTTTGGAGGTTGGAATGAAAATTAACTTAGAAACAGAAAATGTAGCATATTGTTCAGGAATAGATGGTGTTGATGAAAGAACATCTGGTCAATATATTATTCAGGCACTATGCCATTATTTTGATGACAGTCGTTCTGTTACTTCACTTGAATTGATTCGTGATTCTTATGGAACATCAGATTCATTCTCTACAGATGGATCAGGTGATGTTTCAGATTCTTTCCTTATGAGTGGATCATTTAGTGATGAAGTAACTAAACAGAAAGATCGTGGATTTCTTAAGTGGAGATCTAGTGCAGATTATATTACTGGTGATCTATTTGGAGGTGCTTTTCGTACTGATTTAGACAATATGGGGGATTAAAATGGTAAAAGGAAAATTCGAAGACGTAGATTTAAACGATAAGTTTTATGGAGCTAAGGGTAATAATTGGCTTGGTATTGTGTTGCCTTTTGATTCTCAAGAAGAGCAATTAAAAGGTCAAGGAGGATTTGGGTATCGAAGAAGAGTGGCGATTATGGGTCATCATCCTTCTACTGGAGAAATAAAAGATAGTAATATTACATTCGCACTAGTTCAGTTAGGTGTGACTGATGGTAGTGGTGCAGCAAATAGAACTAAAAAAGTTCGAATAGCACAGGGTGATGTAGTTGTTGGTTATTTCTTGGATGGAGATTCAAAACAAAACCCTATTATTACTGGAGTATTAGGTAGAACTAAAGGTATTAAATATGGAAAAGGTAGATTCGATATAAAGAGTGGATATGGTGGAGGTGGAACAGATAAAAAATTAGCTCTTACTTATACTGATGAAGCATCTGGAGATAATCCTCCATGTTTTCCATTAGCAATAAATACCACTTCAAAACAAGATAGAGTAGAAGCAACTGAGCAAACAGAAAAAGGTGGAGTATCTACTGAACCTGAAACAGATACTTTGAAAGAACCCCCAATAGATGAAGAAACACAGAAAAGAATTGATGAAAAAGTTGCAGAAAAAGTTGAAGAAGGAATGGATGAAGATGAAGCTATAGCTGAAGCTAAAGATGAGGTTGATGAAGAGTTGAGAGAAGAGGCCAGCAATGTGGAGGATTATACTGTAATGGGTGTAACATATGATGGTAATACTGGTTTACCGAAAGAAATTCAACCAGAAGACACCACTGAAAGTATCAGCACTGAGAGTACTACTGACGGTATCACCAGTTCTTTTGAAAGTACCACTACTGAGAGTACTACTGACGGTATCACCACTAAGACTACTGAAATTAGTAGTAGCGTTCAAGGAACTGTTATAGGAGGTGTATCATCTGATGAAAGAATGAACAAAGCTATAGAGAGATTGGATTATGAGAAGCAAAGGCGGGATCTTGTAAGAACCTATGGTAGAAATTCTGAACAGGTTAAGGCATTTGAAGCACAACAATATCCAGAAATTGGTGTAAATACTTATAATGAAAAAACAAATACAAACCCAACACCAATATTGAATAGAGAAACTGGGGATCCTGGTGAACGAACGGCACCAAAATTAGATAGAGATGGAACTCCTGAACGAAAACCGTCTATTACAGAAAAATACCTAATGAATAAAGGAATAGATCTTACTAAAACACAAGGTGGATTGACTAATGATCAATATAATGACTTGAGTAGCAGAGATAGGAAGTTACTCACAAACCAACTTAAACTTTCAGATCAGCGAGGTGAGTTAGATACAACATCTAATCCTAATACAACTAACTTGGGTACTGGTAGTGGTAAAATTACCATTATAAGAGAGGATGGATCCACAACAACTGACTTTAGGGAAATTGAAAAAGCAAAAATGGCAGCCAATAAACCTATTAATACTCTTAAAAATAATGTTCAAAAGAGGATGACTGAGAGTAGGGAGAGTAAAACTACAATTGGTCAAAGTTTAGCAAATAATGCACAACAGCAAAATGAACAATATAATAATTGGGTTAATAGTGAAATAAACAAACTTGAATGGAAAAAGAATTTGAGAAGTAGTAGTGAGCAAGACAAGATAAATTTCCAAAAGCAGATAACTACTTTGGAGAATGATAGGAATAATGTTAATAATAAATTTAAGACATCATCATAAATATTAAATATAGAGGAGATTGTTATGTCATCAAGAAAAGAAGAATTTGAAAAAAGGAAACAAATTCTAAGAAATCAACAAAAGTATGGTGGGACAGGAGTTCCAATTACTGTAGTTAATCCTGATGGTACCGAAAACACATATGCTCCTGGTTCAGAAGGATATGCCAATGTCTATAAAACAGGTGGTTTAAGGGATCAAGCAGTTGGAAACTCTAATGCAGTAGTACAAACTACAAGTACAACTAATAATACACAAAATACTCAGACAAGGGTTGTTGATGAGAATCCTTCAAGAGTTGATTTGAAGGATGGACAGGTTGCATATGGGTCAAGGGAGGTTGATGGTAAAGCCCTCATGGCACAAATGAAGGCTGAGAATGAAGCGTCAGAACTTAATAATGTTATTAGGGAAGCAGTTGAGGATCAAGCAGATAGGGGAGTAAGTGGGAAAGAGGAAGTACCTAATGATCAATTAGACAGGGTAGTTGAGGTAGATAAAACACCTGCTCCTCCAAACTTAAGTGATGAACAGTTAGATACTGCAAAGGAATTAATAGAAGCAAATCCTCCAGGTAAAGTAGCACAAGAGCAGATTAAAGAACTCAAAGAAAAATATCCTGAGGATTTAAAGGGTGTAGAAGCTGCAAAAAATTCTGAACTTACTCCCAAAGAAAAAGAAAAAAAGGATAAACTTATTGCATCAATTGAAGCATGTGAAAAACAAGATAGTATTACTGTAGGAAGATCAATAGTATTTGCAGAACCTTGTAAGGATAATACTTTTGATGAAATGCAGGTTCAAATGGAGAATTTTTTCAGTAAAATTACTGGACCTGGAAATGCCATTCTTAATATGCCTAATGAAATAAAAAATGTTTCTAATATAATGAGTGGAACTATGAGTGGATTTGTCAATAAATCGACGGCTGCCGTTAATGATAAATTACAAGGATTAATTAGTAAGGGAATGCAAAAAGTATCAACAGCAATATTTGCGAAAGTTGGTGCAGGATATCCTTATAGTGTAGCATTAAAAGAAGTTACAGCTATTCATGAAGGTCTTATGGGACCAGTTAGTGGATTAATGGATGGTGTTTTTTGTGCTGGTAAGAAAATTATGGATGCTATGAGTGGTATGATTAGTGATTTGATTTCTGCAGCAATTCCAAAGATAACAAATCCTGTTCCATGTGCAGTACAACAAATAATAGGAGCAATTAATAATAAAGTTATCAACATGATTGATTCTGTTACAGGATCACTTTTAGGCCCTATTACTAAAGTATTGGGATTTTCATTTAGTGCCAAGAGTTTTTTAGGTGGTGGCATAAATATTGCTCAAAAACTCATGTCTTTAGGAGATTGTAGTTCTTCATCTAAGTGTCCTTCAAGTAATACTTTTACTATTGGTAAGGGTTTGAAAAAGATTTCTTCTATTTCAAAATCTAAAAAGAATTTTGAGAAAGTCTTTAGTGGAACAGCTCTTACTCAAGCAGTAGCAGATAAGGCAACAGCATTTGAAAAGGAATATGGTTCTTGGGAAATTTTTGGAAATCCTCTTTCAGAGGCATCTGATGCCAATCCTTGTAATACAGGAAATCCTACTAATTGTGGTGGTGCTTTTATTGAAATTTTTGGTGGAGGTGGAATTGGAGGATCAGGTAAAGCTGTTCTTGGTAATTTTATCAGAAAATTTGATAAGGATGATTTATTTGGTGAAATTCAAAGAACTGCAAGTATTGTTGGTATAGAAGTTACAAATCCTGGTAGTGGATATACTACTGACCCTATAGTAACAATTGATGATGAATGCGATAAAGGTCGTGGTGCATATGCTCAAGCTCATGTGGATAAGAATCCAAATTCTCCTACATATGGTCAGATTACTAGTTTTACAATGATTACTCCTGGTGTAAATTATCCTGCTAACGATGCAGAAACTGATTTATACATTGATAGAGTCATTATTCAAGATCCTGGAAATGGATATAAAGATACAGATACTTTAGAGAATTTTGATTTAAGTATAATTAGGGGTCAAGTTATGGGTGGTAGTTTGGTAAATCAAATTCCATATGATGATTTACCAGAACTAAATATAGATAGTGAAACTGGAGTAGGTGCAATTTTGAGACCCGTAATGTCTAAGAGAAGACCTCAAGGCAAAATTGTTCAAGTAATTGATTGTGTGAGTTAGTATTATGACAAATAAACAAGATTCTCATACATTTGATCAATTGGGTCCTAAATGTGTTATTAATGTAAATGACCCAAATACTGATAATTTTGGTGGAGAAGCATTTAGTGTAAAAGGAACTAATGATAATCAGACAGTTTTTTTAATATCTCATCATGAAAATGATCAGAGTAGGATAAATGCTGAAGGTGGATTGTTAATAGAAGCTGGAGCTAAGAAAGAAGCAAATCATAGTGGTCCTCTTATTATACAGGCTTGGGGTGGTGATTGTGATATAACTTCTGCACAAGATGATGTTCGTATAAAAGCAGCTGGTACTATTACTTTAGATGCTAATCATATTGTACTTAAAGGTAAAGAATCAATTAAGATTGGTGATGGTAGTACAAGAGATCTGACATTAAATGCAACTAGAATACAGGTTGATGGTAAAAAAGGTAATCTTCCTTTTGCTTTAGGTATAGCATGGGGATGTAAAATTGCATTTGGACCTGGTGCTTTTGTTGGTCAGGCAGTAGCTAAGAAATTCTTTGGAAGGTAGATATGTCAGGAAGAATTAATGCAGATTTTAATCAAGATGGAAATTCGGTATTTGAAAATGTATATATTTATGGTGAGTTAGATTATCAATTTGATACTATTCAGGGTGAAAAGTTAATAATAAATAAGGAATCATTGTTTGGTGGAATTGCCACATTTAAAGACGATGTAGTAATAATAGGTAATTTATATCTTGATTACTTAACGGTAAATAAAGAATTTGATGTTGGTCTTGGTGGTACAGTATTTACCGCAAATGCTGATGATTATGGATCTTATGTTGGTGTTGGAACAACAGGGCCTGTACAAAAATTTCAGGTTGGATTTGGTACACAAGGATTTGTAGTTAGTGCTGGTGGTACTGTTGGTATTGGAACAACCAATCCATATGGAGGTTGGACTGTTGATAATAGTGAATATAGTGATGCAAAAGAAGGACCATTAAAACTTGATGTTGATGGTAGTGCTCATATTTCTAGAAACATTTATGATCGTGTGGGTTCTCCTGGACAAAATAATTATTGGTTGAAACGAGATGAAGTTGGAATTAGATGGCAACCAATACCCCCTAGTGTAGATCAACAAGGAATTAAAGTTCAGGATGAAGGTGAGTATATACCTCTTGCAGGTATTGCTCAAACATTTGATACTCTTAATTTCAAACAGGGTAATAGTCTTGGTATTGGTACGGATACTCTTATACCTACAACCACACCACCAACCTGGCAAGAAGCAATTAGTAATCGAAGTGGTACTATTAATGCTGGAACTAATGTAGTATCTATCTCTACAGCAGGTATTAATCTTGGTCAAATCATTATTCCTGATATTGCCGATCCTACAACTGTTCTTGATGCTAATACTGGTATTACTTCAATTGGAGTTGGTACTATTGCACTTTCCAACTCCAATAAGTTGGGAACGCAAACTATTAATTTTGATATTGGTGAGTATCAATATAGTGGAATAGCAAGTATTACCACATTTGACTTATGGGGATTTGATGGT